CCCCGCCCCCGCCCCCACCCACACCCCCGGGTGTGTTCCTGCGCGCCCGCGTAAGGGCGACCCGTTCCCGATGCCCGAAGGCACCGACCCGCAGCACTGGGCCGACTTCCTCGCCAATCGGCGGCGCAAACGGCTGCCCAACACGGCAACCGCCCACAAGCGGCTGATGCAGGACATCGCCCGCCTAGCCGATGACGACTGGCCGCCCGGCCGGCTGATTGGACACGCTGCCGCCCGCGGATGGGCGGCGATCTATGACCCTCGCCAGGATGCACGCCATGACCGCACAGACCGCCATAACGACCAGGACGGACGCCCCGCCAACGCAATGGTGCGAGCCGGCCTTGCCTTCGAAGCTCAGCGGGCTGCTCGACCAGCGGCTGACCCTTCCTGACCTGCCGGTGATCGGCCCGGTGTCAGCGGGCCAGTTGCGCGCCTATGTCGACGCCTGCCAGCCTCCGATGTCGGAGCCCGAGCAGATCAACCGGATGCTGACCCGACTGGCCAACATGATGCCCAGCCCGCGCCTTTCGGACGATGAGGCGGCCGAGCGGATGGCGACCTATCGACGGGCGCTCGCCAGTCATGCGCTGCCCGACCTGTATGCGGCGTTCGACCAGATCCTGCGCAAGTGCCGGTTCTTCCCGACCATCGCCGAGATCGAGCAGATCATCGCCCCGATACGGGCGAAGCGCATGGCGCGCGTCAACCGCGCCGGGCTGCTGTTGATGAAGCATGAGCGCGAGTGGGCGCCGCCGGTGGCGGATGTGGTGTCGATGGAAGAGGTCGCCGCGCTGCGCCGCAAAGCGCGCGATGGGCTGGCAGCGGCAGGCGAACAGCGGTAAGAACATTAGAAGAACGGGGACTTTTAAGATGGCGCGCAGGAACAGGACGAAGATCAAGAAATCGCGGGCGGTGGTGGCCTATGTGCCACCCGTTGATGCGACACCCGAGCGGCTCGCCAAGGGCGATGATAGCGAGTTCGTTGATCCGGCGCTAATCGACCCGCGCGAACAGCCGATCGGGCGGGTGCGCCGCTTCCGTTCATCCACGCTGGACCGACTGCACAAGGCGGGCCAGCTGAACTGGCACCAATGGTATGCCGGCGAATGCTATCGCAATGCGCATGCCCGCGCCGCGCTCGCCCCCAGCGTCACCGCCAGCTATGGCGAGCGCACTACCGTCGGTGAGTGCAGCTATGGCCTGGCGCGAACGGAAGCCCAGGTGCGCGCCCGACAGTTCGTCAGGCAGTGCAGGGAGCAGATCCCGTTCGAGATGCGCGGCTTCATGGATCGGCTGCTCGTGCATGACGACCTGCCCCGCTATGGCGGCAGGCGATACTATCGGTCGCTGGCACAGATCCGCGATACCCTCGACACCCTCGCGCTTTACATGCGCATTTGCGCTTGAGCATTGGGGAAAACTCGAGTAGATAAATCATCAATGTCGTGAATTGCGCCCGGAGCCGAGTGGCTTGCGGGCGCTTCATGTATGGGGAGCTCGCCATGTGACCGAACGCCTTCGCGGCCGGGCTGGCGTGGCTCAGCGCCGCCGTCGCCTTCATGCCGAGCCGCTATGCCGTGACTGCGCCGAGAAAGGCATCGTCACCGCGTCCACCGTGCCGGACCACATCACACCCCTCGCCTTGGGCGGCGCCGATACCGACGACAACATTCGTTGCCTCTGCGACCCCTGTCATAAGCGCCGGACGGCCGAGCAGTTCAAGCAGCGCCGCTCGGCCATCGGGGCATGCGGAGTCGACGGGATGCCGACCGACCCTGACCACCCATGGAACCGCGCGCCGGCATAGGGGGGGGTGGGTCGAAAGTCAGGGCCGATCAGGGCGGACACCGACCTCGCCCCACAATGTCATCGCTAATACAATTTTTGCTCTGGACCGGGAGGCCCGCCGATGAGCCGACGCCAGCGCATCGACAGCGCCGAGGGCGCGCTGTCCGTAATGGCCGCCTCCACCAAGGATTTGTCGCCGCCCAAGCACCTGAAACTGCGTCGTGGTGACCGCCCATTTTGGGATTCGGTGATCGCTGAAAAAGCCCGATCCGAATGGACGGACGCCGACCTGGCTGTCGCCGCCAATCTGGCGCGGGCGATGGCGGACGCGGAGAAGGTGGCATCGTTCTCCGTCGACCGCGGGGGCAACGTCCAGGTGACGACGATGATGGAGACGATCGAGCTTAGCGATAAGCTGGCGCGCCGCATCGTGACGCTGCGCCGGGCGCTTGGCCTCGATAATCGTGCGAAGAACGGCGAGCAGCGCGACGTGAACAAGCGTCGAGAGCACGCGCGGGAAATTGAGGGAGGCCATAATCCGCTCGCCGAGGATGACGATGACCTGCTGGCGAGGCCGGGCACGCTCCAGTGAGCCTGCCGCGCGGCGCGATCCCGCCGCCGACGTTCGAAGGGGATCATAAGCCCAAGACGCGCGGCGACCGGGCCATCGCGTTCATCGAGAAATATTGCCTGGTTCCCGAGGGTAAGCTGGTCGGGCAGCCGATCCGCCTGGACCTTTTCCAGAAAGATTTCATCTGGTCGGTCTATGACAATCCTGCGGTCACAACTGAGGGCATCCTCAGCATGGCACGCAAGAACGGCAAGACTGCCCTCATCGCCTGCCTGCTGCTCGTTCATCTCGTCGGCCCGGAGGCCCGACTGAATAGCCAGATCGTATCTGGCGCGCGGTCGCGTAAGCAGGCCGCGCTGGTGTTCAATCTGGCCTGGAAGATGGTCAAGCTGAACCCGAAGCTGAAGGTGCTGGTGCGGGTGATCCCGTCGGCCAAGACGCTGATCGGGCTGGCGCTGAACGTCACCTATGAGGCGCTATCGGCGGAGGCTGGCACGGCGCACGGCCTGTCCCCGGTGCTGGCGATCCTTGACGAGCTGGGCCAGGTGCGTGGGCCGCTCGATGACTTCGTGGAAGCAATCGAGACGGCATCCGGCGCATATGACGATGCGCTGCGGCTCATCATATCGACGCAGGCTCCAACTGATGCGGACATGCTGTCGATCAAGATCGACGATGCGCTTCGCTCGAAAGACCCGAAGATCGTCGTGCGGCTTTATGCTGCCGATCCCAAGGCTGAACTGCTCGATCCCGAGGCGCACAAGGCGGCGAACCCGGCGCTGGGCACGTTCCGGTCCAAGGTTGAATTGCTGGCGGCGGCCGAGAAGGCGGCGCGCATGCCATCGGCGGAGAATGGCTTCCGGGTTCTTTATCCGAGCCAATAAAACATAGATATTACTGACACTTAGGGGCCATCCGGCCCCTTTTTCGTGCTTCTGGCGCGCTCCCCTCTCTATCCCCGCGAACCCGCAGAAAACCGCCAGTTTCTCGGGCGGCCCCGCCGCTCATTTACGCAACAATTGCGCAAAGGAGATACACATGATCGACGAAGAGACCGACCTGCTTTATGGGGTAGAGGCGATCGCCGCGCATCTGAAACTGCGCCCTAAACAGGTCGCTCAAATGCATGATCGCGGACACCTCCCGACCTTCAAGATCGGCGCGAGGGTTTGCGCCCGGAAGTCGACCCTCGCCAAGCATTTCGAGGCGCAGGAGGCGGCGGCGCGCGCAGCCGGCGGTGAGTGAGTGCGGCGCAGTCGGGCTTCGGGCTGATCCGCGCCGCCTATGACGCGCCGGGCCTAGACCAGCATCAACGCGCGGTTCTGGTGCTGCTCGCCTTCATGGCAAACGCCAAGGGCAATGCGTGGCCTTCGATCGCCTACATGGCAGAGAAGACCGGCATGGCTCGCCGGACGGTGCAGCGGGCAGCCAAGGCGCTTGAGGCGGCTGGGCATATCACCCGGCGAGCCGTTCCGGGCAAAGGCACCGCCTACAACGTCCACCCCCGAAATGCTGTGGGGGGTGTCTCACAGACACAGGTGTCAGAGGGACACGGGTGTCAGACAGGCACCGGTGCCCCACAGACGCCTACCCGTGTCAGACAGACACCCAAACTACCAAAGAACAACCATTCCCCTTCAGATGCTAAAGCATCTTCAGGGGGTGCAGGGGGATATTCGAGCGACCCCGCTGTTCTGGAATGGGTGGCGCATACAGAGCGCGCCTTTGTCGGCCTCACTGGCGACAGCACGAACCTAGACCACTGGCAGGAAGCCCTATCCATGTTCCTGGGACGCGAGGGCCTGTCCGCGACCCATGCCGCATGGGCGCGCGACCGCCTTGCCATCGTCACCGACCTCAAAGCCAACGGACGACGGAGACCGTCATGAATGACATCATCCCTTTCCAGTTCGAGAGCCACGCTATCAGGGCGATCAGCGACCAGGGCGGCCAGCCGTGGTTCGTCCTTGCCGACGCTTGCGGCCTGCTCGGCATCCGCAATCCCAGCGATGCGGCCAGCCGTTTGGATGACACCGAGAAGTCTCGGTTAAACCTAGGGTCGGGATCGGATGCCACGATCGTCAGTCTCGCGGGACTGCTGACGCTGATGCTGCGTTGCCGGGGCGCGATGAAGCCCGGCACCCTGCCATACCGTGTGCGCAAGTGGATCACAGCAGAGGTTGTGCCGACCGTCTTGCGGACCGGGCAGTATGGCAGCCCCGCTCCGTCGCTGGACCTCAACGATCCGGCGACGCTCCAGCGCCTGCTATTGGAGCATACCAGCCGGACCATGAATGCCAGCGAGCAGATCGCAAAGCTATCTCCGAAGGCCGAAGCGCTCGATCGACTGACCGATGCCCGCGGCTCCCTGTGCATCACCGACGCGGCAAAGGCGCTGAACGCCCAGCCGCGCCGCCTGTTCGCGTGGATGGAGGCCAATCACTGGATATACCGGCGCAGCGAAGGCGGCCACTTCGTCGCGTTCGGCGCAAAGCTGGAAGCCAAGCTGCTGGAGCACAAGGGCACGACCATCACCGTGCGCGGCCGGCCCGACAAGTGGGTCGAACAGGTCGTGGTGACGCCGAAAGGCTTGGCGCGGCTGGCAGAGTTGAAGGCGGGCGCATGATGACCGAGAACGAGAAGCTTTGCCTTGAAGCTCGCCGCTTGCACGATGCGTTCATCATGGCCGCTGGCGACGAGGGCGCCGACCAGGCGCGAGCCACGACGACGCTCATGATGATCTGTTTCGAACAGCTGGCCAGCCGTGTCGGGATGGCCAAGGCGCGCCGTGTCGTCAAGGCGATGGTCGAAGCCGTCCGGCCGGCCTGAGCCGCCCAGGGTGGGGGGTGGTCGCAAAGTTGGAGCGCCCTCCGATAGGACACCGCTCCCGACCCGAAAGTGTTTGCTAATACAGTTTTCGCTTCTTGGGGCCGCCGCGCCGCGCTGGCCACCCCCTCACCTTTCCCAACCGCCCATTTTTCCTACGAAAAGGAGACGATCAATGCTGAATGACGAACACAAGCCAGAGGCCATCCGAAATTTCTGCACTGCCATCGCAAATCTTGCCCGCGAGCTCATCGAAGCAGGGGGAGTAACCCATTCGGCGCTTGCCGCGGGCCTCCGGGTCGAGGCTGGTAAGATCGAGGTGGCGGGGCCGCGCGATCCCATGTCCATGGACGAGAGGGAGATGGTCGATCTAGCCCGCAAGGCGCATGAATTTATCAATTCGCTCATGGTCGCGGGCGTGGATGAGCGCATCGCAGTCGTAACAATCGGCAACACCCTTGTGGAGCGGGTCGCCCGGACGCGCGGCGCGGCTGGTGCCGCGCACTGGTTGCGAGGGTTGGCAACACTCGTGGACCAGAATGGCGACGCAATCGAAGAAACGTCGAAGGCGCACTAAGGCCTTTCGTTTCCGCCATGTTCTTGCTATCGCTGGCGCGTCAACGCATGGGATGTGCGACGACACCCCGCCTACCGCGTGAGATGCGCGCCGGCGACGGCTTAGAAAACGCCTTCGGGCGAGCTGTCGGACTGCGCATATGGAACACGCTTACCACCCCCTAGATTTGAAGAAGCTGGCCGAGGGTCAGATATCCGGCCTTGCGGCTGGCTATGGCAATGTCGACAGCCATGGCGAGACGTTCGCGCCCGGCGCATTTACCGAGAGCCTTCGCGGATCCCGGCCCGTCGCCATGCTGCTGCACCACGATAAATCCCGCCCTGTTGGGAAGTGGGATAGCTTGGCGGAAAACAGCAAAGGGCTTCACGCATCCGGCACGTTGGCGCTGAGCGCGCCCGACGGGCAAGAGGCGTATGCGCTTGCGAAAGCTGGCGCCCTCACCGGCCTGTCGGTCGGCTATCTCCAGCGCGAAGCCAGAGGCAAGGTCATCACAAAGGCCGACCTATGGGAAATCTCGTTGGTCGCGATCCCCTCCAACCCTCTCACCTATGTCGAGCAGGTCAAGTCCGTGGCGAATGTCCGCGAGCTTGAGGATCACCTGCGGGAGATCGGCCTGTCCGGTCGCCGCGCCAAGGCCGCCGCCGCCGCCGCCTTTCGCGCCGCCGACGAAGCAAAAGACGATCAGGCTATGGCGCAGGTCGCCGAGCGCCTGGCGCAATCCACCCGAAACATCGCAACTCTCATGGGAGTGAAATAACATGTTTACCGACCGTCTGTTGAAGTTCCGCGCCGCCATGCGCGCCAGCGCCCATCTGGATATCCCGATCGTCAAAACGAAGAACGCCAAGAGCGTCGAGGACGTGCTGGATGAGCATATCGCCACCGTCACCAAGGCGCTGGAAAAGGTGAAGGAGGGCGAGAAGTCCACCGATGAGCGCTTGGGCGAATTGCGCAGCGAGATCACCGAACTGTCGCAGAAGATGGCGCAAGGCCAGCGCGGGGCCGTTTCGATGCTGGGCGATCCGGGGGCCACGGCATGGGGCCGCCAGTTCACCGATTCCGAACGCTTCAAAGCCTATGTGGACATGGAGGCGCAGGACCGGCCGCGCGAAATGCGGTGCGCGATGAAGGCAATCGACAGCGGCGCCTCGGCTGGCGACCTGATCGTGCCGCAGCGCGATGAAGTGGTATCCATGCCGCAGCGTCGGCTGGTGGTCCGGGATCTGCTGACCATCATCAATACGGAAACCGGCGTCGTTGAAACGCCGGTTCAGACCGAGCGGACGAACGCGGCCGGGGTTGTCGCAGAAGGCGCGCTGAAGCCGGAATCGTCCTACAAGTGGGAATTGAAGGACACCAAGATCAGGACCATCGCGCACTGGGTCGAAGCGTCCCGCCAGATCATTGACGACGTGCCGCAGCTGGAGGGCCTGATCGACGGTGAACTGCGCTACGGCCTCGATTTGAACGAAGAAGCCGAGTTGATCTATGGCGACGGCACCGGCGAGCATCTGACCGGGCTGGCTGTTGGCGCTACCGCCTATGCCGCCCCGTTCACCGTGGCAGGCCAGACGATGATTGACCAGATCGGGCTTGCGCTCCTTCAGGCGGCCCTAACCGACGTGGAGCCGGACGGCATCGTCATCCACCCGTCCGACTGGCTGCGCCTCCTTCTGACCAAGGATGCAGCGGGCGGCTATATCATCGCCAATCCGCAGGGCCAGAACCGCGCCACCCTCTTCGGCCAGCCTGTTGTGCCGACCAAGGCCATGAATATCGACAAGTTCCTTGTTGGGCCGTTCAAGCGTGGCGCGGCCTACTATGACCGGATGCAGACGGAAGTGCGCATCTCCGACCAGGACCGTGACAATTTCGTGCGCAACAAGCTCACGATAAGGGCTGAGAAGCGAATTGGCTTGGGCAAGAAGCGACCGAATTCGTTCATCTACGGCGACTTCGGCAACGTCGCATAACAACTTGAGGGTGGGCGCAGGTGTCCCGTGCCGCCCTCATGGCCCCGGCCTAACTCCCCCTGAGGCCGGGGCCACTACCTGCAAGCGAAAGCACGCCCATGAACGACAATGACGGACAGCCCGCCCTTGGCGTCGGCTTTGACATCGGCTTCGGCGATTCGTTCGGTCAGTTGGCGCGGCTGGATGACATCATCGGCGAAACCGCCGCAAACGCTGTGCGCGACTTCCAAAAATTGGAACAGGCGGCTGGAAACGTCACCATGAGCGGCGCCGTCATCCAGATGGACAGCTACCGCCACGCCGCAACTAGGACTGCGCTAGACCTGGCCAAAGTCGAAAAGGCGGGCGAGTCCCTCTCACGCCAGATGGAGCGGCAAATCTCGACCTTCGGCATGTCCCGCGCGGAGATACAGCGCCTGAAGGTCGAGACCGCCGCCCTCAACGCAGAGCAGAGCAATCTCCCCGAGCTGGCCGGCCGGCTGCGCGGACAGATCGCCGAGCTCGATCAGCTGACGGCAGCGAACCGCGCCGCGGCGCAGGCCCATCGCATGTTCGAAGAGCGCGTGAAGGCGGGTGCGTTCGCCATGCGTGAGCAGGAGACGGCCGCCGCGCGCGATGCGCAGACGCTTGCCCAGCTGCGCGCCATGCTCGATCCCGCCGCCGCCGCGCAGGAAAGGCTCAATCAGGAAATCGCGGAAGCCCGACGCGTCATGCAGGCGGCCGGCGCGAGCGGTGAAGAGCTGGCCCGCGTTGAGATGATGCTCGCCCGTGGCCATGGCAGCCTAAGCCAGTCGTCCAACGCGGCGCGCGCGGCCACGCAAAATCTCGGCTTCCAGGTGCAGGACTTCGCCGTCCAGGTTGTGGGCGGAACGTCTGCGCTGCGCGCCTTCGCGATGCAGGCGCCCCAGGCGGCCGGCGCGCTCACAGGGTTTGAGGGCAAGCTGGGCTCGGTCGGCCGGTTCCTTAACGGCCCGTGGGGCATAGCGCTCACGCTGGCCGGCACCTTGGCGGCTGGCTTCGCGGCGGAGCTCATGGACACCTCCGACGCGCTCGATCAGGTCAAGTTTTCCTCCAGCGCCGTGGGCGATGCGCAGGGCATTCTTGGCAATGTGCTCGACCTCACCACCGGGAAGGTCATCAATCAGAGCAGCGCCATGATGGGGCTTGCGCAGGCGCAGTTGGCGGTCGCGCGCGTCCAGGCGCAGACGCGGCAGGCGGAGGCGCGGGCGCAGATCAAGGATGCGGGCACGCTGGGCTTCACCGACGGGCTCTATGGCATGTTCAGCAGCAAGAAGACGCTCTACGGCAGCTGGACGACCCGCGACCTCATGTCTTCGTTCCTGGGGGGCGGCACGGATAGCAAGAGCGTGCTGCGCTCGCTGGAGAGCCTGCAGCAGGGCGGGCTCATGACGGCAGAGGCATTTTCGGAGGCCGCTGCCGCCGTCGCAAATTTCGCGGTCGAAGGCGAAAACCTCAAGACCTACGAATCCGCGCAGCGCATCCTTGATGGCGTCGGCACGTCGCTCGATCGGGGCCTGATCCTCCAGACGAAGAAGGCGAAGGTGTCGACCAAGGCCGCAGACGATGCGCTGAAGGAGCTTATCAAGACGGCGCAGTGGCTGAACGACATGAAGATGACGGCCCAGGGCAACGTCTGGACGATGGCGGCGGACGCGGCGAAGCGGAACCTTGAGTTCGGCAAGCAGGAGATCACGCTGGGCGAAAAGATGATCGACCAGGCGAATGAGCGCCTGCAGCTGGAGGAAGCGCAGCAGATGGGCGCGCAGCAGCTGCTGGACACCTATCTGCGCCAGCTATCCGCCCTGCAGGCGATGGGCGGGCCTGCCGCCGCGCTGGCGGGCATCCTGGGCGGGTTCGCGACCGGCGACTTCGGCGGACTGTCCGGGACGGCCGGCAAGCTGCTGGACGGCCTGAGCGCCATGGGCGTGGGCAAGAACGGGTGGAAGGAGGTGACGGACAAGCTGGACGCCATATTCGGCACGTCCGGCGACGGCAGTTTCGCCCGGATCATGCAAAAGACCTTCGCGGCGGGCGGCGTGGGCTCGCTGGCTGGCAACGCCCTATGGGGATCGCAGAACAGCGACCTCGCCAGTTTCGCGGGTGGCGCGGTCGGCGAAAAGATCGGCGAGAAGTTCCTGTCGAAGGCGCTGGGCGGCCTGGGCGACTTCGCCGGCCCGCTGGGCTCCATCGTCGGCGGCGTCCTGGGCGGGGCGCTGAGCGGCCTGTTCAGCAAGGCGAAGTGGGGAACGTCTGTCGTCACCGGTCAGGATGCCGCCAGCATCGCCACGGCCGGCAACAAGGCCGCCTATCGATCGAACGCCAGCCTGGCGGCAGATTCGATCCAGGGCGGGTTGCAGGCAATCGCCGATCAGCTGGGCGCGGACATCGGGGCCTATAACGTGTCCATCGGCCAGTATAAGGACAAGTGGCGGGTTTCGACCATCGGCCGCACCGGCAAGCTCAAGGGCGGGTCCAGCCGCACCGACATCAAGGATTTCGGAACGGACGGCGCAGAGGATGCTATCAAGTTCGCGATCGCCGACGCGATCAGCGATGGCGCGCTGTTGGGGCTCCGGGCGTCCACGCAGACGCTGATCCAGGGTGGCCTAGACGTGGAGGCGCAGCTAGCGAAGGCCCTGCAATTCGAGGGCGTGTTTTCCGAGCTCAAGAGCATGACCGATCCGGTGGGCTTCGCGATCGAGTCCCTCGACAAGGAGTTCGCGCAGCTGCGCAAGACCTTCGACCAGGCCGGCGCGTCGGCGGAGGAATATGCCCAGCTTCAGCAGCTATACGACCTCAAGCGCATCGATGCGCTAAAGGAGGCCAATGCCGAGACGGAAAGCCTGAGCCGCGACCGGCGCACGCTGGAGGCGCGGATCATGGAGCTTCAGGGCAAGACGCTGGAATCGACGGTCGCCATGCGCCAGATCGAGCTGGAACAGATGGAGGCCAGCCTGCGCCCGCTTCAGGAGCAGGTATGGGCGCTGGAGGATGCAGCGGACGCGGCGGCGGCGGCGCAGCAGCTGCGCGACGCCTGGGCATCGGTCGGCGACACGATCATGGACGAAGTGAACCGGATCCGGGGCATCACCGATCCGACCGACGGGGGCAGCTTCGCGGCGATCATGAGCCAGTTCAATGCCGCCACCGCCGCGGCGAAGGGCGGCGACCAGGACGCAGCGCGCGAGTTGGTCGGACTGTCGCAATCGCTCATCGAAGCGGCGGAGCTTAGCGCGACCAGCCGGCAGGAGCTCGATCGTGTAAAGGCGATGATCGCAGCCAGTCTGGAGGAAACGGCGCGCGCCGCCGGCGGTTCGTCCGTGGTGGACGCCGCGCGCGGCACGTCCGGCGCGATCCTGACCGGAGGGACGCCGGAGGCGGTGACGTTGGCGGCGGCGGCGACCACGGCACAGGCGGCTCCGGCGACCGCGTCGAACGACAATCTGGCTTCGGAACTTCGGGCGCTCCGGGAAGAGGTGGCGCAGCTGCGCAGCGAGAATAATTCAGGCCATGCCGCCACGGCCGGGCACGCGGGCAAGATGGCCCGGAAGCTGGACGACGTGACCAGCGCGAGCGGCGGCCAAGCGGTCAGTGTGGCGGGCGTGGCCAAATAGCGCAGGCGCGACGATGCGCCCGGCACTTGCGTGACGGGGGATCATCGTTCTATTGTAGGAATGGGTGTCAGAGCCCGGACCAGTGATAGGCGATCAGACCCGTTGGCGCGGGCATGATCGCCGAATGTAACAGCGTGGATTGGCGTCCATCGCTGACCGGACCTTTATGTCCGGGAGTGGGGCGCCATGCAATAGCCTTTCGAGGTAAAAGCGTTCCACCGGTCTCACTGGCCGGCTCTGACCCTCCCGGCGCCCCGTCCGATACGGGGAATAGGCTGTCAGAGGCCGAAACCAGTGAGAACGAACCATGGACAACGTGATAGCTCTGCCCAGCAGAGAGCCACGCGCCAGCCTGAAGCTGCGCGCGGGTGTCCCCTCCTTTGACCCGACCAACGCGGCGCACCTGCGCGCCTGGGAGGCCATCTGGTCGATCGGCGAACGCGACAGCGCGGCCGGGGCCATTCTCCACACGGGAGGGCAGGCCCATGATTGAGGCAGTCCAGCCAGGCATGACCCTGAGAGAAAAGGCCATGAATGGCGGCATCGCCGCCGATCACATCGACGCTTTAATCAGCGCCACCGAACTGGCCATGTGTTCGATCCGCCAGAACGATCTTGATGCGCGCCGTATGGGGATCATCGAGAAGCTGCCGCCACTGTCAGAGGCGGAGGACTGGGGCACTATGTGTTCCCTGCTGAACATCATGCGCGCACAGGTCGCCGTCTGCATCGACCTGTTCCAGAAGATCGAACTTGACCGAGGGTATGGCGCATGACGGTCAGCGAAAAGGAGGCGGAGCGGCTGGCCGATCTATCGCTGGAGATCAGCAATATGGCGACTGGCTTGGCCATCGTCGCGGCGAACTTCGACGGCCCCGCGACGGACGCGCTTTACGGGATCGTGTCCCATGCCAAGCGCATCGCGGAATCGGTCGAGAACTTCGCAAATATGGCCCACGCCCAATAACTCACCTGCCCCGCCCGGCGCGGCTGGGCGGGGCCTCATATGGAGGAATATCATGGCATCGGTTGCCAAGCGTGAATGGACGTACAAGGGCGAGACGAAAACCGCGTGGGTCGTTCGCTACAAGGACAAGGCTGGCGCGCATCGGTCGCGGCAGTTCGACAGGAAAAAGGCCGCAGACGACTACCGGCGCCAAGTTGAGAACGAGTTGGAGGCTGGATCGCATATCGCACCGGCCCAGACTCTGACGCTAAACGAGTTGGCGGAGGCCTACATTGCTGCCCAATACTCCCGCGCCGCACGCGGTGAACGCAAGGAGGCTGGCATCAAAAATGTCGCGCGCGGACTAAACCATTTCGCACGGAACATCGGCCACGTAAAACTGACGGACCTGACGTGGCAGATGATCGCTTCGGAGGTGGACCGGCTGCGGGACACGAATGTCGTTTTCCGGGCGTTCCCCGGCCACACGCCGAAGGTTGGCAGGAAGATGGCCAATGGCACGATTGATAACTCGCTCGGCTGGCTGACGTCGGCCCTTGCTTGGGCGGCACGGAGGGGCTTTGTGGGCAGGAACGCCGCCAGTGAGGCTCGCCGGGAGATAGGCCTGCTTGCAAAGGCTCCTATCGAAACATTCACCATCGAAGAGATGCAGCGCGTGACCGCTGCAATCGAGGCATGGTTTGAAAATACTTCGCGGAGGATGCCGACACAGCGCACGCAAGCCTTCCTGCGCGCCGTCGTCTACCTCGCGGCCTTCTGCGGCATGCGCAAAGGCGAGATCCTGGGTTTGCGGCCGGACCGCATCGACTGGGAGGCAAAGGCCATCACGATCGATGCCAGCCTGTCAGAGGACGACCACTTGGGGCCGACGAAGACGGTTTCGGGTATCCGTATCGTCCCGATGCCTGATCCGGTGATGGCGGCCCTGAGGGAGTGGGAGCCGTATATGCTCGCCAATGAGCGAGGCCTGATCTTCAGGACCAGTCTCAATACCAACCCGAGCTCTCAGGATTTTTATGATAAGTGGTATAAGTTGCTGCGCGCAGCTGGCATTCCGAAGACCGATCGCGGAAATCGAAATTTTCACGCCCTACGGCATTTCGCTGGTAGCGCTTGGCTAGATGCAGGAGCCACGCTGGCTGAGGTGTCGCGGCTGCTGGGGCATGCTAATGTCGAAATCACGGCGCGGGTTTATACCCATGCGATTCGCGGCCGAGAACATCGCGTGACTGCGATAGACCGATCGGCGGCGATGATCATGCTCCCTTCAATTACGCAAGAATTGCGCACGGCGGCTTGAAACCGCAGAAATCAGCCATCTAATAGGTTTGCTTCCGCAACCTCTATCTGAACCAGCGCGTAAACCGCTTCTCGCCGTTCATCTCGCCCAGCGTCTGGGGCGCCTGCATTGGCGACACGGATGACGAGGCGTTCGAGAAGGGCGAAGTCTACGGCGGTCTCGACCTTGCGGAGACGACCGACCTTTGCGCCTTCGTATTGGCCGCGCTCTGGAATGGCGTCTGGCACCTGCGGGCGTGGTTCTGGAAGCCGGACGCGACGCTAAAGGATCACGCGAAGCGCGATCGGGTGCCCTACGACATCTGGGCTGAAAAGGGCTTCATCAACACGACGCCCGGTGTCGCAGTTGATTACGAATATGTCGCCCACGACATCGCGCGGATCTGCGAGGGCGTGCCGGTCATCAAGATCGGCTATGACCGTCACCGCTTCAAGACGCTCGAAACGCAGATGCAGAAGGTCGGCATTGAATTGCCATTCGAGCCGTTCGGGCAGGGCTTCATCAGCATGGCCCCGGCCATGGACCTTATCGAGATCGACTTCCTCAATGAGAAAGTCCGGCACGGCGGCAACCCCGTGCTGACCATGTGCGCCGCCAACGCGGTGGTGAAGAAAGACCCGGCCGGGAACCGCAAGCTCGACAAGGCCAAATCCACAGGAAGGATCGACGGCATGGTCGCAGCAGTCATGGCGCGCGGGGTCGCGGCGCTCACCGCCGACAATGACGATATGGACGACCTGATCTCCGGTCTGAAAGCCCAGATGCAGGCGGCCGGCTGATGGGTATCGGCACTTGGGTCGGCTCCACCCTGCGTCTGTTCGGCAGCGGCCAGAATGGGAAGCTGAGCGGCGATCCTGTAGACGAGCCAACCCGCAAGGCCATCGCTCTCGGCAGCCGGATCGACAGCGCCGGACAGTCTGTCACGGCGAAAACGACGCTGGGACTACCGACCGCCTGGGCCTGCGTCCGGCTTAGGTCGGATGTCGTAGGCGCGATGGGCATGGGCGTGTTCGAGAAGTCCGATGGCGGGCGAAAAGCGCGGCAGGATCATTGGCTTTATGAGCTCGTTCACGAAGAGCCGAACCGCGACCAGACCGCTGCCGAGTTCTGGGCCGGTCAGGTGGCCGCCATGGACCTGTGGGGCAATGCCTTCGCGGAAAAGGAGACGCTCGGGCCGCGTGTTACCGCGCTGACGCCGCTTGCGCCGGACCTGATGCAGGTCAAGCGCAACAGCCGTAACGAGCGGGTTTATATCTATCAGGATCGCGGCAAGTCAGAGGAACTGCCGGCGGACAAGATTTTCCACCTGCGCGGCCTGACCCTAGGCGGCGATGTGGGGCTGTCGGCGATCGAGTTCGGCCGGCGCACGCTGGGCGGGGCAATTGCCGCGAACAAGACGGCCTCGGACACCTTTCGCGGCGGCCTGCAAATCGCGGGCCTGATGGAGACGGGAAGCACCAAGCTCAGCCCCGAACAGCGCGCGGACCTGCTGACGATCTTTGATGCATGGCTGGGCGACGCGATGCGCGGTCGGATCGTCCCGCTGGAAAAGGATTTCAAGTTCCATCCGATCAAGATGAGCCCTGCCGATGCGCAGCTTCTGGAGTCTCGCGCCTGGGATGTGGAGGAAATCTGCCGCTGGTTCGGCGTCCTTCCGATGCTGATCGGGCACGCCGCCAAAGGGCAGACGATGTGGGGCAGTGGCATTGAGCAACTGCTGCTCGGCTGGCAGACGCTGCTGCTCAATCCGCTGCTCACAAACATCCAGCAGGCCGTGAAAAAGCAACTGCTGCCGGTGGCCGAACGCAAGCGGGTCTATCCCGAGATCAACCGCGAGGCGCTGATGGCGGCGGACAGCGCGGCGCGCGCGGCGCTCTATTCCGCCTTCGGCCAGAATGGTGTGATGACGCGCGGCGAAATGCGCAACCGCGAGAACCTGCCTTCGCTGCCGGGCGACGATTTCCTTACGGTGCAGTCCAACCTCGTCCCGCTCGACAAGCTGGGACAGGTCGACGCGCCGGAACAGGGTGCCCGATCGGCGCTGATGAACCTGCTGTTCGGCGGCGATGTTGACAGCCTGATTGATGCCCGCGTGAAAGCGGCGCTGATGAACCACAATGGCGGCCCGCGCCTGGAGGATTGACGATGCGTATTGATCGCGCCTTCGGGCGCAAGCACAGCGGGGCACTCAAGGTCCGCGACTTCGATTTCGAGATCAAAGCGGTTTCGGAAGACGGCAAGTTCAACGGCTATGGCTCCGTCTGGGACGTGGTCGACAGCTATCAGGAAGTGGTCGCCAAAGGAGCGTTCACCGAAAGCCTGGCCGAGCTGGCAGCGAAGGGGCGTCCCGTCCCTGTCCTATGGCAGCATCGCAGCAGTGAGCCGATCGGTGCGTGGGCCAATCTGAAAGAGGACGATCACGGCCTTTTCGGCGAAGGCCAGATCCTGCTGGATGCCGGCGAGATGGAAAAGCGCGCCTATGCGCACATGAAGGCCCGCACCGTGACCGGCCTATCCATTGGGTATTGGGTGCGTGAATCGTCCTATGACGAGAAGACCGGCATCCGCACACTGACGAAGTTGGACCTTGTCGAGATCAGCCTCGTCACCTTCCCCGCCAATGATGATGCGCGGGTCGAAGCCGTCAAATTCAAGCTTGCGCATGGCGAGCTGCCCACTGATCGAGAATTTGAGAAGTTCCTGCGGGATGCAGGTTTCTCGAAGACCCGTGCCGCTGGCCTCGTCGGCAGCGGCTTGGCTGAACTGCGCCGGAGGGAGTCCGAGCGCGATACGACGATCACCCCGGCCCTTAAAGGCCTCTCGGACACCCTGGCCGGCTTCTCCCTGAAGTCCGCCGACTAAGGAAATCATCATGCGAACTTTTCTCTTCGCGGCGCTTGCCGTGGCGATGGCGCTTACCGTCATTCCGGACGCGGCTATGGCCGCAACTGCATTGGGGCATTTAAGCCCCGCCTCTTCCGCTGATGCATTCGGGCCAATCGCGATGGCCATGACCGCGCTGCCGATGGCGCGTGAATTCGGCCGTAAAGCGCCCGACGGGGAAGACAAAACGCTGGAGGGCCTTCAGAAGCAGCTGGGCGAAACGCTCGGCGAGGTGAAGGAGTTCGCCAAGGAATTCAAGGCGAAGAGCGAAGCCGGTGAAAAGGTGTCGACCGAAACCAAGGAAAAGGCGGACAAGGCTCTTTCCGAACTGGAAGGCCTGCGCGGCGAGATCACCGAACTGTCGCAGAAGCTGGCCCAGTCGCGCCGCGGTGGTGATGATGACCAGCCCGCGCTGAAAAGCCTGGGCGTCGAAGTCGCCAATCACGACGAGGTGCGCGCCTATGTCGATGGCGGATGCAAGGGCACGATCGGTTTCAGCGTGAAGGCAGTCACCACGGCTGCCGGCTCGGCAGGTGGCCTGATCCGTCCTGACCGCCAGTCCGATATCGTGACGATGCCGCGCATGGGTCTGCGCGTTCGCGATCTGCTGACGCCCGGCCGCACCGATGGCAATTCGATCGAGTTCGCCAAGCAGGTGACTCGCACCAACAACGCCGCCCCTGTGGCGGAGGGCGCCCAGAAGCCGGAATCGGTCTATGAATGGGACGTGGATGACGCCCCGGTGCGCACGATCGCACACTGGGTTCCGGTTTCGCGCCAGGCCATGGACGATATCCCGCAGCTGGAAAGCTTGATCGATGGCGAACTGCGCTGGGGTCTGGACGACGTCGAAGATGCCGAGCTTCTGCTTGGCGACGGCACCGGCCAGCATCTCAATGGCCTTTATACCCAGGCGACCGCATATGCGCAGCCGTCGGGCGTCTCGATCTCGGGCGAAACCAAGATTGACCGTCTGCGCCTCGCCATCCTGCAGGTCGAGCTGGCCGACTTCGCCCCCGACGGTATCGTCATCCATCCCACCCAGTGGGCGAACATCGAACTGACCAAGGACGCGGCCGGAGGCTATATCTTCGCCAATCCGCAGGGCGTGGCTGGCCCGGTCCTCTGGGGCCGCCCGGTCGTGTCGACCAAGCGCATCGGCGCGAACAACTTCCTGACCGGCAATTTCAAGCTGGCCGGCCAGATCTTCGATCGCATGGACACCGAGGTCCGCATCTCGGATCAGGACCGCGACAATTTCATCAAGAACATGCTGACGGTTCGTGCCGAGAAGCGCCTGGCGCTGGTCGTGCGCCGCCCGGCGGCTCTGGTGAAGGGCTCGCTGGTCATCGCCTGACCTGACGGAGGTGGGTCCATCGTAATTCCGATGGACCCCCTTTCCGATCATCGGCGCAACCCCGCGCTGATGACCCGAAAGGAGCAGCACATGAGCAAGAACGCCTACGTTCTGGACGATCACTACGGCGATAACGGTTCCGTCACCGCCGGCATGATCCTGCGGGACATTTCCTCGACCCGGTTCACCGAACTGGAGAAGAAGAAGCTGGTGCGCGAGGCGACGGCCAAGGAAGTCGAAGCGGGCAGCCAGCGCACCATCGACCCCGACGAGAGCAAGGCCGAGGGCGGCGAGAAGAAGGCGCCCGAGCCGGCCAACAAGAAGGCCGCCGATCCCAAGACCAAGGACGCTTGACCATGGCCCGTTCCGCTCAGCGCTCGCGCGGCTTCATGTGCGCGCCGGCTTTCACCGCCGCGCCGTCGATCACCGGCACCGCCCAGGTCGGCCAGACCCTGACGGGCGCAAGCGGGACGGTTCGCAACGGCACTGTTAGTGCCCATCGCTGGCTGCGCGATGGCGCTGCCATTTCCGGCGCCACGGCTGCAACCTATGTCGTTCAGGCTGGCGATGTCGGCGCCAAGATCACCTATGAGGTGACGGCCACCAATGCACTGAACAGCGCCAACACCGTCAAAGCGGTGTCGGCTGAGACGGCGACGGTCATCGCCTGATGCGCGTCACCGTCGTCACCCCGCCTGATCCCGTCGTGACGTGGGAAGAGGCGAAGACGCATCTGCGTCTGGATGGTGACGACGAGCAGGCCTTTGTCGAGGGGCTGATCGCCGCCGCTACGGCTCACATTGACGGCCCTTCGGGCTGGCTTGGCCGGGCGATAGGTTTGCAGACGCTGGAGATGTGCCTGCCCGCCTTCGGCCTCACGTCGATCGCGCTGGATTATCCGCCTGCCGTCGACATCGCTTCGATTGAATATGTCGACAGTGCGGGCGAGATCGCCAGCGTCGCCGATGATGACTACGAACTGGCGGGCCAATTGCTGCGCCCGGCATGGCCGCGCGTGTGGCCAAACGCTCAGTGGCGGGGTGCTGATGCTGATGTCGTTCGCATCCGCTATCGCGCTGGTTATGCCGTGAACCCTGATGCCGATCCGGTGGTGCCCAACATCCCCGCACCGATCCGCGCCGCAATCCTGCTGATGGTAGGCGACCTCTACCGCTTCCGCACGTCAGCGTCGGACATGAACATCACCGCGACGTCGATCCCCATGTCAACGACGGTGGAAAGCCTGCTCCAACCCTACAGGGTCTATCGCTGATGACGCTCGATGCAGGGACGCTTGACCGCCGGGTGCGCATCGAGCGCCCTGTAGCCGCCGAGGGCTTTGACGCCGCCGGTTCGGGCGAGTGGGAGCCGGTCATCACCGTCTGGGCGAATGTGCAGGACATGCTGCCCAGCCGGGGCGAGCGCCTTGCCGAGGGCATCAACGTCGCCGCGCGTCCCGCGCGCGTGCGCATCCGCTATCGCACCGGCATCACGTCGGCCATGCGCTTTGTCATGGGCGACCGTATTATGCAGATCGTGTCTGGCCCCGCCGAGCTTGGCCGGCGCGAGGCGCTGGAGTTCATGGTCGAGGAGTACAGCCCGGCCGGGAATGCCGCGTGATGCCGACGGTGACGGGGAAAAGCGAAGTCCGAGCCTACATGAACGACCTTCCCGGCCAGATCACGCGCATGTTGCGCGGAGCGGGGCGCGCGGGCGGCAGGGTGATCGCCGAGGAAGCAAAAAGCCGATCGGCTTCCGATGACGTTGCTGAAGCCGTGATCGTGAAGTCGCGCCAGGATGAAGGTCGGATAGTCGTCACGGTGACGGTGAAGCCTGGCTATATCTGGTCCCGAGCGCTGTGGCTCGAATATGGCACAGATGCACACTTCATCAGCGTCGATGACAGCCAGCGCGAGGGTCGATCGGTTCGCCGTATCAATGTCCAGACGCGCGAGGCGGGTGGAAATGCGTCGCTGGTGATCGGCGGCAAGTTCGTCGGCAGCACGGTCTGGCATCCCGGCGCGCGGCCACACCCGTTCCTACGGCCCGCGCTGGACGTGAAGGAGCAGGACGCGATCCGCGCCGCCCAAGCTTACATCAATGCGCGGGTTTCCCGGCGCGGCATCGCCGTCACGGACGAAGGGAGCGAGGAATGACGGTGCTGGAAGGCAGCGACATCATCGGCGCGCTGTTGCTGGAGGACGCCGCGCTGCTGCAGCTGGTTCCCGCGGAGCGGATCAAGGCCGGTTTGTTGCCGGAAGGGATCGCGCTGGACGCGTTGCTGGTGAATGGCACCAGTTCGACTGATCGGCAGCCCCTGACGCGCGAGGCGCTGGTGCGGCGTACGGACAGGGTTTCCGTCACGGTGCGCGCCGCCAGTCACCGCAATCGCAAGGCGGTGATCGCGGCGGTGCGGCGCGCGTGCGCCGGGAAGACCGGACAGCTGGGCGGCGGGCGCAACGTGTCGATCCTGACCGCCGGCATGGGGCCTGACGTCAATGGCCCGGGCGGCAGCTTCGAAAAAACACAGGATTTCAAGATCAGCTGGGACGCTGAGGATTAGCAGGAGAATATCCATGTCCACCATGAAGAAGGCGAAGGTGCTGCGCAACTTCAACGATGCCGGCACGAACAAACGCTATGCGGCCGGCGAGGCGATCGACCTGACCGACGGCGAGTTCACCAATTACGCGGCGGCCGGACTGGTCGAAGCCGCCACCGGTGCCGCTGACGCCAAGGCCGATACCAAGAAGGCCTGACACGACCTTCGTCCGCCCGCGCGGACGGTTTCCGCCGGATAGTCCGGCTCGCCACACAGGAGAAATACCATGGCATCCACCACTGCTGCGGGCACGATGATCGCGATCTCGGCTGCCCTTCCCGCGACCGAAGACGCTGCCGGCTACGGCGCCCTCACCTTCACGAAGATCGGCGGCGTCGAGCAGATCGGCGTCATCGGCGCGACCACCGGCAAGGTGGAATTCCAGCCGCTCGACGGCCCCAAGGAAAAGCACAAGGGTTCGACCGACTTCGGCTCGCTGCAGCCCGCGATCGCGCATAATGACGATGATGCCGGGCAGACGCTGCTGCGCACGGCCGCCGAACCGGACAATAACGCGCTCTATTCGATCCAGGTCACCTATCCGACCGGCGAGAAGCGGTGGTCGCAGGGTCGGGTGTTCGGTTACCCCGAGAATGTCGGCAACGCCGACAGCATCATCATGGTCAACCCGACCATCGAGTTCAGCAAGAAGGTCGTCCGCTCGGCCTGATCCGCTCCATTCCGGCAGCAGCCGGTCACTGCGCATCGGCCCGCCCCGCACATCGCGGGTGGCGGGGCGGGTCGGTGCACCCTCCCGCGAAGGACGTTAACTTATGTTCGATATCACCAGCCAGGCGGCGGCCGATACCGCGCCGATCCACCTCAAGGGCCGCGACGGCGAATATCTCTATCATGACGGCAATCCGGTGCGGATCATCGTCTATGGCCCCGGCAGCAAGGAATTCGCCGCTGTCGAAGCCCGGCAGACCAGCCGCGCGCTCAAGCGCATGCAGGACAATGATGGCAAGCCGAGCGCGCCGGCGCCCGATGTCCGCGTCGCCGAACAGGCCGAGGATCTGGCGGACCTGACGGCTGCGTTCGAAAATCTTGACTATAAACCCGCCGCCGGCAAGTCGGGTCGCGAGCTGTTCAAGGCCCTCTATTCCGACACCCGCCTGGGCTTCATCCCGCCGCAGATCATGAAGGCGGTGAAGGACTGGTCGGTTTTCAAGGCCGGCTCAGCAGAGAGTTAACGCTTTACGTCCGGCAGCTGGCGTGGCTGCATGCCACGCCCAAGCCGCCGGAAGGATCGAAGCGGGCGGCGGCGAAGGATCAGCCGTCGGCCATCAGCCGGATAGAACGCATGCGGCGGGACAAGATCGTCCCGCAGATGCCGCCCCTGCCCGCGCCGCACATTATCGACTGGCTGGTCGAGATCGGCCTTTCCGAAGCGGCGGGCATGTCCAGCGGACCGATCAGCTGGCAAAGCATCGACGCCTGGTGCCGGCGCACCGGCCGCGATCCCGCGCCATGGGAGGCGCGGCTGTTGCGATCCCTATCGGTCGCCTATGTCGCCGAAGGTCGGCAGGCGGAGAGCGAGAATTGTCCGGCGCCGTGGCGCGCCGCGATCACACAGCGCGAACGGGACGCGGAATTGGCGCGGCTGCGCTTGGTGCTGGGATGATGATGCGTTATCAGGGCCTTCGAAGAGGATCCTGCCATGCGCGCCATCATCATCGCCACCGTCATCGCGCTGCTGCCGACGCAGGCCATCGCGGCCGACCATTTCGATTTGATCTGTCGCGGGAGAGTGACATACGGCCTGCTGGACGGTTCTCAGAAGTTCGCCACTCGTTACCGTATTGACCTGACCACCAAACGATGGTGCCGCGATGATTGTGGCCGAGTTTTGCCGCTGGTCAGCGTTGATGAAGCTCGGATAACATTTCACTCCATCCATGACGACGACGATGTTGGAGAGGTGGATCACTTCGTTGAGCGGGCGAGTG